GAGTATACAATTAAAGATAGCGCCGGACGCAAGCGTCAGGAAACGATTATACATTGTATACTTGAATGGGTGGGTGGGTGGAGGGCGAAGGTGACCACTGCGTGGTGCGAGGAGTGCAGTTTATACACCGCCTCAGTCTCCCGAATAGTATGACTAGAGCAATGACTGGTAGTTTTTATCTGACTGAATCCGTAGCCCTCGCTGGTGCAACTGGTGCAGGTGGCCGTGCAATGNTGGGCACTGTTGATCTCTCAGCTTACGTGAACGTACCCACTGGGCAAGCGATTGCGATCGACAGCGTTGACTTCATCTGGCAAATCGGAGGAGATTACGGCACTGATGTAGAATCGATGGTCAGTGGAAACGGTGCTTTGTCTGCTCAATTGACTGACTTGAACCCCGGAACTTTGTTTGTTCGTGCTGATAATCAATCACTCGTGGCCTCTGGTTCACTCAATATCTCTCAGGCAACCAACCAAGCAACTCACACTGCTGACCTGTATCCAGATAATTTCGGCGGAAAATCAGGATTGGAAGAGAGTTTCATGGTGGTCAATGATACGTTGTATCTCACCGTCGGCAACGATGGAAGCGCTACCGGAGCGACTGAACTAAATTGCACCGCAAGAATTCGTTGCCGCGTAGTCAAGCTTTCGCAATCGGCGTGGATGGCCATAGCGATCCAAGCTACAGCTGAGTCGTGATATCATGCCTAGGTACTGTCCGAGATGTGGCGAAGCGCTACACTCTCATGGTACTACCAAGGGAGAACGACGCAAAACAGCCAGAAGAGCGTATGAAGATACACCATCTGAATCAAAAAAGGACAGAAAACCTAATGCTTACAATGCAAAATACTCCAAGGCCTTCAAGAAAGTTGAGAAAAAGTACAAGCTCAAGAATGGATCATGGGCTAAGGATGGATTTAAGCGAGCACAGAAGGCAGCTCACGCGCTAGCAAAGAAGATGTGATGATGATGACCGACAGACCATTCAATATTGTGGAGTATATTCCCCCCTGTGATGTAGCAGGTACTTCCCCTGGAGGATGGGAGCTTGTGGGAGACTCTCCGTATTCAGCAATAGTCCTGAGCGGGCCAGATGGATTCATCTACCAATCACAGATCGATATAGCTGGTTGGACCAAGGAAGGTCTTACTGCTTTCTTCTCCAATCAGTACACACAGAGGGACGGTCCCTACGTTCCAACTGGGCCGGTCATCATCCCACCTGCTGTACCACCACAGGAAACAGCTGATACAATGGAAGCACGCGACTATGTCATCATCACTGATGTCCCACTCCAACCATCTCCTACTATGATACATGCGGGATTCTTAGATGATGTTTCAGACTACATGACCATTAAGCTAGGTCAAGCAAACATCTTCACTCAAACAACTAATGCAGCTCATGTGATGATCGCTTCAGATGGTTGGGGCTTCGGCTCAGGTCAACCTACTGCATCTGGAACCCTGTACGTCACCCGTATCTGTATTCCAAATAAGGGTGCACCAACTCCAGCCGACTTCATCGACTTCCCTGCTATCAGGTACATCGCTCAAGGAATCGCTACAGAAGAACCCGAGTATGTGTACATGAACAGGTTGAGGCGATCATATGAACAACAGACACCAACATGAGGTTGATGTCAAACGCCTTCTTCTGGTACAACCCAGTTTCCAGCAGGGTGTAGCAACTCCACCGGTATCTTTACCGAAGCACGATTGGGGATTCTTTGGAGAGTATGAGTATCTGGGCGTAGGTACACCCTACCAGAAGAAGATGCAAGCTGGAGTTAAACCTGTCAATGATTTAGATCGCATTGCGATGTATCATGATCAACAATACTCTTGGACCGCGCAACACACACTGCCGGGCGCAGGAATAGTCACCAGTGGAATGCGTGGAATCAGTGACTATGGTGCGGGAGCTGCAATGATGACGGCAGCATTCAACCCTTGGTCT